TCAAACAAGGCCTTTGTGTCTGATGCTCAAGACCAGATAGGACATGAAATTTCCCTAAAAAACACAAAGTGGGCGGACATTGTGCCGGAGTTTACAGCAGAGAACCTTGAAAAACCTTTATTCGTGTACATAAAGAACCCATATAGCAACACCGTAGACCCGGACAGTCCCTTAGGGGTATCGTGCTTTAGCGAGTGCATAGAGGAGCTGCGATGGCTGGATATCGCAATGTCAACACTGGGGGTGGAAACAGAGGACTCCGAACCGAAAATGATAATCGGTCAATCTGCAATACAGTATGCAGAAGCAAACGGAATTGAACTTCCGAGAATGGTACTCAAGACCGGACTGGACGATATGACAGATAAGCCATTTGAGCAGTGGCAGCCAACTCTGCAAGTTGCAAGCCGGACAGACGGGATAAACTTCCTGCTCTCCATCATTTCTTACAAAACGGGCTTTGACCCTGGATATTTCGTATTTAACGGTCAGACAATATCCGTTGCTACTGCCACACAGGTAGAAGCCACGGAACGGCGCACAATTAACACCGTGGGAGATTACCGGGACATTCTATCATGCCCTGACAGCAACGGAGACGGGCGTATAGGGGCGATTCATGACATAGCCTATATAATGGACGCTATGGCTGTTATCAACGGGGAATCGGCTCCTAGCGAGTTTGGGAACTATGAAATATATGCTGACTTTGCAGACCTCACGAGAAATGCGGAGGAAGATAGGTCAAGGGCGTTGCTGCTAACGGACAAGGGATTCTATCCTAAGTGGTACTATCTGGTGCATAACGAAGGATTTACAGAGGAAGAAGCCCGGGCTATTGTGGCAGAAGCCAAGAGCGAGAATGAGCCGCAGGAAGGATTGTTTGGGGAGGAATAGAAAAATGACATTACAAGAAATGGTAGATAAAATTATAGAAGCATGGACACCGATTGCGGAGCAGATAGAGAAGTTAGCAGAAGCATTTCGGAAAGCCTTTGAAAAAATTGAAGAACACAAGCGGCTGCTGTGCCGACCGCCGAAATGGTACGCCAAAGCCAACAATCCTGCCATGATTGTAAGTAGGCGCAGGGTGTATCATTGCAGGGATAAGTGTTAGGAGGGATAGGGAATGAATTTATTAGAGCATTATATCAAAGAAGTATATAGCGTGGAGGATATTACGGAAGAATTTAAGAAGCATGTCGGGCATTCGCCATGCAGACCAATGGTAAAAGTAAAAATGAGAGTGAATTGTTATGGCAGGGAAGAAGATACAGAAAGCACATTCTTTATTGATGAATGGGAAGAAGCGCAGAAGCAAGGTTATTACATGGTATAACAAAGTGATTTTATGAGAATCAGACAGCACATAGGGAATGTTGATATACAACTGAATACTGATAGGATTGACCGCAATATCAGAGAGGCACAAAAGCTGTTGAATATGCAGGTAGTCGCCGACTGCGACCCTCTAATACCGTTCCAGCAGGGTGCACTCCGAAACAGCGTGAACTATCCGCAGGGGATATACGGCGGAGAGATTGAGTATAACACGCCATATGCACATTACCAGTATGAGGGTATCGTATATGGCCCGAATATCCCCATAAAGGACACAGAGGGCAATGTAACGGGTTGGTACTCTCCGCCAAAGAAGAACCCGACAGGCAGACCACTTACATATCACACAGAGGGGACTGGCGACCATTGGTTTGAAAAGGCCAAGCAGCAGCACAAGCAGGAATGGATAGATTTAGTCAAGAGGACAGCAGGAAAGGAGTAGGGGAATGGAAATCAAGGAAAAAATCGCTAAAATAGCAGATACATACGGATATGACGCGCAAAGCCGCCAGTGCATTGAGGAAATGGCAGAACTGACGCAGGCTATCAATAAGTTTTGGAGGAAAGTTTTAAAATGTGGAAGAAATCACGAAATACAAGTCGTGAAATGTAATAATAATCTTTTCTTTCCTAAAGAACACGATAATTTGATTGAAGAAATTGCAGATGTCCAGATTATGTTGTGGCAAATGGAGCATTTGTTAGGTGCTGACATTACGCCTATTGTCGAAAAAAAACTCAATCGTCAGATAGGAAGAATTGAGGATAAAATCTGATGTTGCCGCCGGAATACTTCTACGGAAAATCAGACCGCATGATAGAATTGTATGAGCAGTTGCAGATGTGGATTCTAAAAGACATAACCCGCCGCCTACTCTCTGCCGGAGAAATGACCGCAACCGCCGACCGACTTATCTGGAAATTAAAGCAGATGGGCGAGAGCCAAGCGGCGATTGAGCAGAAATTGCGGAAATTAACAGGACTGACGCAGAAAGAGTTGCGTTCCCTTTTGCAAGATGCCGTTCTGACCTCTTGGGAGGACGATAGAGCGACGTTAGGGCAGTTAGGCATAGAATTATCCAATCCGCTCAAAAACGCCGCTGTAATCCGTGTTATGGACGCAGAATTTAAGAAGAGTTTGGGCGAACTGAACAACCTCACACGCACAACTATGAAGCAATCACAAATTGACCTTATCAATATGCTTGGCGAAGCTGATCTGCGAGTGGCGGCAGGTGTGCAGAGCTATTCTGCCGCGGTGTGTGATATTCTGGATAGGTATGCCGGACGGGGGATATATGTGGACTATCCGAGTGGCACACGGAGGACACTGGAAGCGGCGGTGCGGTGCTGTGTGGTTACGAACCTTTCACAGACCGCGTCAAAGGTTAGTTTAGAATACATCAAAGAAGCAAAGACAAATCTCGTATTAGTGTCGGCGCATCTGGGCGCGCGAACAGCGCAGAAAGGCAGACCGCCATACGCAGACCATAGCGCATGGCAGGGCAAGATATTCCATATAAAAGACGAAGATTTAGAAAAGCTGACTACCGTTTAACGCTTTCCAGATACATAGCTATAGCCTTGTCAAATAACTTGCTTAATGGTATGCCTGTTTCCTCTGAATACGCTTTTAACTTTGCATACAATTCTTTGTCAATGGCGGTTGAAATTGCAGTGCGGTTTTTCAAGTTTCTATTTGAAGCCATAACAAATACCTCCTTTGAGATACATTATAAAACTTCTTTCAATTTATTGCAATTACTTTTTGAATATGATATAATTGAAATATATTGAAAGGAGTTGAAATAAATGCCAAAGTTTGAAGATTTAACAGGAAAGAAATTCAATAGGTTGACTGTTACAGGGAGAGCAGAGGATTATATTTCTCCGAAAGGTTATCGACTTGTTATGTGGAATTGTGTATGTGATTGTGGAAATAAATCAGTAGTTGCTACAGCGCAATTAAAATCTGGAAAGACAAAATCATGTGGTTGCTATAATGACGAGAAAAGAAAGGAAGATTTGACAGGGCGAAAATTCGGAAGATTGACGGTAATAGAAACTGCTGACAGAGGAGAAAGAGCAGGCAGGGCACAATTCTGGAAATGTAAATGTGAGTGTGGAAAAGAAACTGTTACAGATTCTTATTCTCTCACAAGTGGAAGGACTAAGTCTTGCGGCTGTTATGCCAGAGAAAATAGCAAACACGCAAAAATAACAGAGCCAAAGCATGGAATGACACATACAAGAATATACACAATATGGCATCACATGAGGACGAGAACATCTGATAAGGCGACTGGAAAAGAGAGGGTAGACTATTATGAAAGAGGAATAAGAACTTGCCCCGAATGGGATAATCTCGAAAATGGTTTTGAGAATTTCTATAAATGGGCTATGGCGAATGGATATAGAGAGGATTTAACCATTGACCGTATTGATAATGATGGGAATTATGAACCGTCAAATTGTCGTTGGGCTGACGATTTTATGCAGGCGAGAAATAAAAGGATAAAAAAGACAAACAAAACCGGCTATTCTGGTGTTTACGAGCAAAGACCGGGGAGGTACAGAGTTACAATAAGAATAGACGGAAAGAACACAACAATAGGGCATTATGATTCATTGGAAGATGCTGTTATTGCAAGGCGTGACGCTGAATTGAAATATTGGGGACATACAAATATTGATATATGATGTGAGGGAATATGAGTGATACGAAATACCCAGACTTTATAGAATCAACTGGATATGGAACTGGCGACGGTTTGTGCGGGTGGAACTGTCGCCACCATTTTCGAGCATGGGACGACCGCCTTAGAAATCCCTATGTGGACGAAAATGGCAATCTGAAAATAGACAGTGAAGAAAACAAAAAGCGGTATGAACTCCAACAGAAACAGCGTGCTATGGAGCGGAGCCTGCGGGCATGGAAACGCAAGCTGATTGTCAAAGAGCAGGAAATTGCAGGTGTGGCAGAAACGGACGTTAAGGAGATATTGCAGAGGGATTATGACCGCATGGCGTATCAACTGACACAGAAAAACAAGGCTTACAATGATTTCTGCAAACAGAACGACTTGAAGCCGCAGTATGACCGCATAAAGGTAGCTGATTTCGGCAGGGAGCAGACAAAGCGGAGTAATGCAGGGGCAAGGAGATATAAAAAGGAGAAGGACGATGGTTGATTTGAAAGAGATTGATTTTTATGAAAAGCATTTTGTAAAGAATGTTACGCAAGGAACAATAGAGGAATGTCGAGAGTTTATGGCGGCGCAGCAAGAATTTATGCGCTCTCTTGTGAAAGAAAACGAGAGATTGAGGGAGCGTATTCTTGATGATTTTATCAATAAATAATTGGTACAACCCCCGCCCGAATCTGTTGTAAAATTGTGGTAGGAGGTAGGGAAGATGAAGGACAATTATATTATGGTCGCAGGAGGAATGATTTCTTTAGTTTTTGTAGTTTTATCCATCATAGAAAAAAGCGATATATCATTGCTAACTTTATATGCGGAATTATTGATGGAGCAATTATAGGATATTGGATTAGGAGAGAATAAAATGGATAGATGGGTAGAATATAACAGCAATCCTTTAAAAAGACGTGTTGGAGACTGCGCTATTCGTGCGTGTTGCAAAGCAACAAACCGTACATGGAATGAAGTCTTTGACGCTCTGGTGCAGATTGCATACAGGCAAAAGGACGTTCTGTCCGCAAATAAAGTATGGGGCGAATACCTGGCAGGCAACGGCTATGTGCGATATGAGCCGGATTATCCTATGGACGTTTACAAATTCTGCTGCAACTTCCCACATGGTACATATGTTTTAGGTCTTGACGGGCATGTGGTGACGGTGGTTGATGGGATGTTTTATGATACTTGGGACAGTTCTGGAAAGAGTGTTATTTATTTTTGGGAAAGGGCGTAGATAATATGGAAATGGTAGCAGAATCAAAGATACTCATTGTACATCAAGTATGCGAAAAATGCGGTGAGGGGATTATGCAATATGACTCAAAGAAGCAGGAATTGTTTAAAGACTATCCGCACAAATGCGACAAGTGTGGTCACTCTGAAGACTATCCGGTCAGATATCCTTATCAGAAGATTGTCCCTATCGAAGCACTTAGGGAGCCAACAGGGAATGAAATAACATAATATTGCAACCCCTCACTAAAATTGCTATAATGAGGGAAATACAGAGCGGAGGTGCAGGGATGGAATTTATAATTTATTTGATGGCAACATACGGAGCAATTAACTTATTGTTTATTGCTTTTGATGTTTTTAAAATTCCAAATCCTATATACGAATTACTTGGAGGGTTTATGAATGGAAAATAGGGATAATGTGAAGGAAAAAGAAGATAAAGGAATTGCTATGGAACTGTTAGGCGAGTTAAAGAATACCATTAGAAAACAATGGATTCTGATAGTGATTTTGATAATTCTTCTGGCAGGAACAAACATATATCACATATACCAGTGGTCGCAATTTGACACAGTGGTAGTTGACAGTGGAGAAGGCGGCAATGCCGGATATGTTGGAAATAATGGAGATGTAAATAATTATGGCGAAGGTAGCAGTTCACAAAAAGAAGAAGGGAAAGAAACCATCAAAGGGAACGAGAATTAAAAAGAAGTAGGTGCTATGTTGAGAATACCTGATTTTGTAAAATCCGAAATTGACTTTATAAAAGAAAACGCAAACATGACCCCGAGGGAAGAACAGCTTTTCTCTCTGCGAAACAAAGAGTATTCCCTGGAAGAATGTGCGGAATATATGAATTGCAGTATATCAACGGTGAACCGGGTAAACAAGAGCATGAAGAAAAAGATATTGAGAGTTTTGTGACA